CGGCGGTCTATGCGTCATCACCGGATCAAGATTGGCTTTTTGCTTATCCCCAACTGCCCCAGTCATGTCAAACCATTTCATGTCAACAATATCGACTCCAGCGTCAGCCATCAGCTTCATGGATGAACGAACAAGTTGTGTGGTCATAAACAGCTCCTCAATGTCAACAGGCCCAGCATCAGCACGATGAAAGCCACCAAGGCCCACACCAGTTGCCCGTCAGCCGGGGTGGGTTTGTCTTCGTCTTTCATGCTTCCCTCGCTTTCAGCATGGCATCGGCCATTGCGTAAGACCATTCGGCCATGCCGGGGCGGTTCGTGTCATCACCTCTGGCGATCACTGCCTGCATTGCTTTGGCCGCAAAATAGTCGCGCATGGTCATACCAAAAACGTGGCGCTGTTCTTGCCCTGAAAGCGATTTGAAGCTGCTAGGGAATGCACGCTCTTCGCCTTTGGTTGGAAACTCTGGCCAACCTGTGTGTGTATCGCTCATCAAAGTTCCCCCGCGTCATAAGTGATCGCTTGCAGTTTGCTGATGCGGTCAAGGATGGCGTTTTCGCGCTGCTGGTTTTCTGCTCGGACTTTCTGCAACTGCGTGTTCAAGCCGTCCAGCTCCTTAGCGACCAACTCCTCACGAGGGTGAAACGTGACGGTGATGGTGGCGACGCCCACCTCAACCCAGCTCTCGGCGTCGCTCATGTCGTGATTGATGTACGTCATCTCGCTGGCGGCTTCATCAAAGTCGCCTTCTTTGACCAAATGCAGGATGTGGTCAACGTTGCGCCATTGGCTGGTGGTCCAGGCCTTTGTGGTGCCAGTAAATTGGATTGGGGTGCTCATGCCAGCTCCTTCAACTGCGCCGCCAGCTTCTCGCACTCGGCCACGCAAAATTCCAGCGTTTTAACCGTGCCTTCTGGTCCTCGAAGTGATGGCCACATTTCATAAACCTTGCGGTACTCTTTGCTCATCAATTCAGGGTCTTTTGCGTCGTACAAGTGAGCGCAATCAAAGCCAAACTTCCTGCCTTCTCCGAAAGTCAGTCCACCGTGGACATCCACACGCAGTTCGTTGTATTCCTTGTCGGCGCAAGGGTGGCCCTCTGGCACCGTGACGTAACCGCAGCGGTGGCCCATTGGCAGGGTAAACACCTCGGCCTCGTATCCGGCCAAAGTGGTCCACTGCTTTTCGATTTTTGCTTTTTCAGTCATGCTTTTCTCCGTGCTTCATAAGCCTCGCCAAGGCTGCGCGGCGTGCGCATGGGGAACGGCAGCACCAGGCTGCTGATCTGGCCGTCGGGGACCGGTGCAGCCAGGCGCTTTTCCTGCCTGACCATCACCCAGCGGCTGCCAAGCTGGCGCACAGATCGAACCCAGGCCAGCATGTTGCGGCGCTGCGTGGCGCGGTCGGCGTGCCCCACGCACCAAAGGCGGCGGGCGGTTTTCAAAAGTTCGGTTTTCATGATTGCTCCTCGTGGTTGATCCAAGCCGCGTCCAGCTCGTCGGCTGCACCTTGGCGCTGCAATTGAGTGGCGTCCGGGTTTTTCAAAACCCGCAAAGCGTAGGCAATTGCCTCGTCCAGTGGCCAAGCCTGTGGCTCGCTGTTGCTGTCGGGGTGGGGCAGTGCCGGGTTGGCAGTAAAGTGTTGCATGGGAACTCCAAAATAACGCAGCGCTTGCTGCATGGTGGGGTGGATGTGGCTCATGCTGCCTCCTTCTTCGCCGCCTGGCGCTGCAGGAAGGCAAACAGCTTGCTGCTGGCGCAACGCTCGCAACGTTGCTCAGAAGGCAAGGCCAAGAACTCAGCGGCTGGTACCGTGAAGTGCTCGCCGCGAAGGCTGCCGCCAGAGCGGCCGGACTTGCATGTGGGTCCGTAATGAACGGTGTGTTGCAGGTGGTCTTTACGCATCGTGTTCTCCGTTTGGTGTTGCGATAACTCCATCATGCTCAGGTTTTAAATGGGCTGCAAGGGGTTTCTGTGGGTTCATGCGAGATATTTTTATCGGGGTGTTGCTTTTTACGCTACACTTCAAACCCATGACCGCAGAAACCAAAGACCCCATCATCGAAACCCCCGCCGACAAGTGCATCGAGGCCTTTGGCGGGGTTCGCGCCCTGGCCCGAGCCCTCGAACGAAACCCCAGCTCCGTGGTCCGTTGGCGCAAGCCCAAGGACGAGGGCGGCAGCAGCGGGGCCGTGCCGTCTTCGCTGCAGGGACGCATCCTGGCGCTGGCCCAAGAGCGCGGCCTCCCTCTGACTGCGGAGGACTTGATCTTGCGCACAGCCAAGGACTGGTCGCTGTAATGGTCGCCGACCGCATGCTTTTGTCGGTGATCTCCCCCACGCGCTACGAGCTGCCCCGGGACATCGCCGCAAGAGTGGGCCTGCGCCGCGTCAACGCCTCGCTCGGTCGCCTGGTGCGATCTGGCCTCTTGGAGCGCGTGCCCGGCCCCACCTGTTTTTTGTACCGCTCGAAGCAGGCGAGGATTGCGTGATGGAAAACTTGCGCCCCAGACAACACAAGGCCGTCGAGGACATCACCTCGGCGTACAAGCGCGGCTACCGCGCGCCGGTGCTGATTGCCCCCACCGGTTTTGGCAAGACCCATGCAAGCGCCACGATCATTCGCCGCGCCCTGGCCAAGGGCAAGCGCGTCTGGTTCATCGCCCACCTCAAGGAAATCCTGACGGCCACCAGCCAGAAGCTCGAGGACGAAAAAATCCCGCACGGCTGGATCGCGGCTGGGCAGGACGGCAATCGAAACCTGCCCGTGCAGGTGGCCATGGTCCAGACCTTGGTGCGCCGCTTGGACCGGTACCAGCCGCCCGACCTGATCATCGTGGACGAGGCACACTTGGCCGTGGCCAACACTTACCAGCAGATTTTCGAGTGGGCTGGCGCTGGCCCAAAACACTCTCGCCCAGGCGGTGCACACCTTTTGCACCTCACCGCCACGCCCACGCGGCTCGACGGCCGGGGCCTTGGTGAGGTGGCCGATATCCTGGTGCCCACCTGCAGCACGCAAGACCTGATCGATGAGGGGCTGCTTGCGCCCATCCGCTACTACGCCCCCAGCGAGCCGGACCTGACCGGTGTTCACACAACGGCGGGCGACTTCAACCAAGGCGAGCTGGCCGAGGCCATGGACAAACCGGTCATCACCGGCAGCGCCGTGGCGCACTACCGAAAGCTGGCCGACGGTCGCCCAGCCGTGGCGTTTTGCGTCACCGTTGAGCACGCCCGCAACGTGGCCGAGCAGTTCACGCAAGCCGGATACCGTGCCGTGGCCATCAGCGGCGAGTCAGATCCGGTCGAGCGCGACGCCGCCTTGCAGGGCCTGCGCGACGGCAGGCTGGACGTGGTCTGCAATTGCGCCCTGTGGGTGGCCGGGGTCGACGCACCCTCAATCGGCTGCATCATCTTGCTCACGCCCACGCAGTCCGTGGTGAAGTACCTCCAGTCGATTGGCCGGGGCCTGCGCACGCACCCTGGCAAAACCGATTGCATCGTGCTCGACCACGCAGGCAATGTGAAGCGCCACGGCCTGCCCACCGACCCACGCGAGTGGACGCTGGCTGCCACCGAGAAAAAGAAGAACGCCAAGAAGTCCGAGGTACCGGTCAAGACCTGCCCCGTGTGCTTTGCCACCGTGCCCTCGGCCGTCACCGACTGCTCTTGCGGACACCACTTCGAGCCAGTCGCCCGCGAGATCAACGAGGTCGACGGCGAGCTGCAGGAGATCACCGCAGCCGCCAAGGCCGAGGCAGTCAAGCAGCGCAAGCAGGAGCAGGGCCGCTCGCAGACCGAGGCCGACCTGATCCGAATTGGACGCGCCCGGGGCATGAAGCGTCCGGAGCTGTGGGCCAGGCACGTGCTGCGCGCACGCGCCGCCAAGGAGGCGCAGAAATGAAATATGTAATAAGCAGCAGTTACGGCAACGATAGCGTGGCAATGATCCAGTGGGCACGCGAGCAAGGGTTGCAGGAAGTTTCGGTGGTGTTTGTCGACACTGGTTGGTCAGCGCCGGGTTGGCTTGATCGAGTCGCTCGCATGGAAGCATGGGTTAAATCTTTGGGTTTTACCGTCATACACCTGAAGTCGGCCCTTGGGTTCGAGGACTTGATGGTGCAAAAAAAGGGTTTCCCGAGCCAGCGTTATCAGTGGTGCAGTGGGCTTCTTAAGGGCCTGCCGTTTTTGACTTGGATTGACGATGTGGACACCGCAAACACCGCCACCGTCATGATCGGCAAACGACGGGAGGAAAGCCAAGAAAGGGCCGACACTTCAGAATTTATTGAGTCCAGCGAATATCACGGTGGGCGGCGCGTTTGGCATCCGCTTTATTTGCACACTGAGGCCATGCGCGACGAGCTGCTGGCGCGTGCCGATATAACCAAACTGCCACACCGCAGCAAAGAGTGCGCGCCATGTATCAATGCAAACCGGGATGACCTGCGCCAGATGACCGAAACAGACATCGAACGCGTGGAGGTTTTGGAGGCCAAAGTCGGCAAGACCATGTTTCGGCCCAAGCGACACGGTGGCGCGGTAGGTATTCGGCGCGTGATCGCATGGGCTTATGCCGAGCGCGGACAGTATGACGACCGCCAGGAACAAATGTTCAACCAGTGCAGCAGCGGGTACTGCGGGTTTTAATACATGACCTGCCCCGCCTGCGCCCACCCCCGCG